GTGGCGCCCGTAGCCCCCGTGGCGCCCGCGGGGCCCGTGGGTCCCGTGGGACCCGTGAAACCCGTGGGACCCGTGGCGCCGGTGGGGCCCGTGGGACCCGTCGCGCCTGTAGCCCCCGTGGCGCCCGCGGAGCCCGTGGAGCCTGTGGCGCCTGTCACACCCGTGGGTCCCGTCGGGCCCGTGGGGCCGGTGGGCCCCATCGGCCCCACCATTGACATGGCGCCACCCGGTGGCCGGGACACCCACACGGCGTTAGCCCTCCCTCATGTAGCCACGCGCTTTGAGAATCGCCAGAACGGCCGTGATCGCCGCCCGCGACTCCACGTCCTGCACGCTGCCGCCCGTGGGTGCGGGAATGTTGGCCGCCACCATCAGGTCTACTCCGCTCAGGGTAAGGGCTTGCTCAACCAGTCGCCGCACGGTGTCCTGGTCCACGGGATCGTAGCGCAACGGCGCGGCGGGCAGTCGCACGGCCTTCATCGCCGCCCGCCTGGCTGCACGTTGAGCCGCAACGTCCCCAGCCGCCAGTCACCGGCCACAACCTCCTCCACCGTGAGTTGTACCTGCCGGCCCGTAGCGCGGAACGTTGTCGGGTTGGCCAGCGTGAACGGCCCGTAGGCGCGGGTTGTGCCAGTGGGGTGTAGGGCGCTGACGAGTCGTATTTGCAGACTCCCGAGCACCTGGCCCGCCCGCGTCGCCTCGTCGGGGACCAGTTCCGTGATGTCCAGCACCGCGTCACCCCCGCCCAGCTCAATCGGCCCGCTGGTCAGCGACGGTGGATCGGCGCCGTCGTGGTCGAACCCCTTCTCGTGTTCGTACAGCGTGGTCGTACTACTTTCCGACACTGGCACGACGGCCGCCATCACGGGATACGGAAGGACTCCGCGGTCAATGCCCGCCGTGCGCGCGAGCTGGCCCGGCGTCCAATGGTCCTCGCGATAGTTCCAGACGACGTAACGGTCCGGCTCGTCGGCCGTTGCGGACGGGTAAAAGAACCACACCTCGCCCGCGTCCGCGATGGTCGTGGCGAAACACTTGACTCGCTGCGTCCGGTTGAAGTCGGCGAACACGTGATCACTGACCTCGGACGGCGCGGGCCGCACATACCCGTCATAGACGAAGAAGTTCTTGTGCCCCATCCAGACTACGCGACCGTCCACGACCGCCTTGGCGTTGGGGCCGACGATGCCGCACCGTGAACCGAGCTGCTGGAATGCGTAAACCAGCACGCCGCCAACGTACTGCATCGAGAACACGTCTTCCGTGGTCCACAACAGCGTCTCGTTCCGGCCGCGGGCGCCACACACGAGCCGGCCCGCTGTCGCGAGCGGAAACCCGCCGGCCTGGTTGTCGTCGGCTGGTGTCCACGTGTCCAACGTCTCCTGATCGGCCCACTGCACCTTGCGCGGATCACCGCCCGCGCCGAGCGCAACCAGGAACCGCTCCTGTGTCATGACCACGGCGGTGTTGTTGGTCGGCGCGTTAGGCACCGGGGTCATCGCGTCGGCCGCTGTGTCCCAGTAGTACAGAATCCCGTCACTCGGGGCCAGCACGCCGACGAGGTAGTCGCCGAACAGGTCCAGGCTCCAGATGCTCGCGTCCGTTTCCGATCCCTGCGTCGCGTCACCCGTTCCGTAGTCGCCCCCGCCGTAGTTGCCCGAACCGTAGGGACCAACGGACGTCACGGTGTCCGGATTGCCGGGCGTCAGACCCGCGGGAGTGATGTCATTTCCCACGCCGCCCGTGACAACCACAAGACACTCCTCGGTCCCGACCGCGAGATACGGGGAGGCCGCGCTACTGACGCGCCAACTGAGCAGAGCCCGACACGTTCCCGTAATCGCCGGCAGCGAGTCCGTGGGGTTCATGGTCACGGCCATCGGTATCCACCCACCGACCGGCCGGACGGACCCTTCCAGGAACCGGACCAGTTGCGCGGCGTGCCACCGGCCCCGGGCCTGGTACTGCGTGCCGTTGGCCAGCACGCCGGGCGGGAGAGTCAAAGGCAGCAGGCTCATGCTGGCAGGTCCGCAGGGTCAACGTCGTGAACGTCGAGCGTGACGAGGCTGGTCTCCGTTGCGGCGCTGTAGTGCGTGAAGTAGAAAGTTGCCAGCGTACCGAACGGCGGCACGTCGAACTCGTCGTACTGTTCCGACAGGAAGTGTATGTCGGACGTCCATGACTGTACGCCGGGGTTGAGCGTGACGAGTCGGTGCGCCGGTTCCGCCGAGCCGACGTAGATGCGTGTGTACGACCCCAGGTCCCCCGCGGTCCAGGTGAAGGTGTACCGCAGGGTATACGGGTCGTAGGACGCGGCCGGTGCAGTTGGCGGCCCGGCTGGCGGGTTGCCGCCCGCGCCCAGCGCGGGTGCGCCCAGCATGGCGAGCACGAACTCAATCACGCAGCATCAATGGCGCCGACCCCGATCCAGGTCGTGCCGCCGTCAAAGGTGATGAAACCGAGCAGGTCCGTGCCGGAGACCGTCAGGCTCGGCGCCCCGGCCCCACCCGCCCACGCAACCGTGCCGGGCCATGTCACGGCTGCGGATCCGCCATTCGTCAGGTGGAGCACGACCGCCATTGTGTACCCGGTCACGGGGACGTTGCTGAAGCTGAACACCGTCGCGCCGGTAACGGTCGCGGTGAACGTCTGCCCGAGCGCCAGGTTCAACGCCGTTGCGCCACTAACATCCCCCAATGCGACTGTCTTGCTCCGGGTCGTCAGGAAATCCACTCGGCCCGTGCAGACGCCGCCCGTTTTGGGAACCGCGGCGTCGGCCGTGGCCTGTGCGGCGTCAGCATCGTTCTGGATCCCGTTCAGCAGGGTGTCGAGATCGTCGAGATTCGTGTTGAGTTTCGCTCCCCACGTCCCGGTTGACGCGCCAACCTCCGGCTTGACCAGTCCGTAGACGGTGGTGGTGGTGTCGGCCATGTCGCGCTCCTAACCGAAGATGTGGCGCGGACGCACCACCGGGGTGTTCGCCATGCGCCGACGCGCGGTCAGCAGGCGCAGCGATTCGACTGCGCGGTCGCGTTCGGCCATCCAAACCGGCATGCGGCCGTCATCTTTCAGAAATGGGGCTGCCTGCGCCAGCGCGCCGTATAGGTAGACCTTGGGGTGGTCCACGAGCAGCCAGTTGGTTGGGTTGGTGGCTGACAGTCGCTGAAGTTTCGCGGCGTATTCGATACCCGCGACATACGCCGCGTCCGGTGTTGGGGCAAGCAGCAATTCCGTCCCGTTCTTCACCACGGCCGCGTACCGCGGCCGGCCCACCGTCTGCATGTGCACCTGCCGGTAGGCCAGCGTCTCCGGCGGCACGATCTCGATATCGCCGCCCGCACCAGGGTCAGAGAAGAACAGCGAACGCACCTCGCGGCAATCGCTTGGCAGGCTGACCGGCGAGTCCGCCAGGGTCAGTGTGCCGTACTTGTCCTCGGCCGCGTCGCTTTCCACGTCTTCCTCCGCCAGCCGGATGAAGTCGGGAATCTGGCTCGATAGGTCCGTCCGGTTGAGCCAGTCGGCAATCGCGGCCTGGAGTTCGGTATACGTCAAGAGCGCCATTAGTGCCTTCCTCTCACGCCGCCACCTTGTGCACGTCCGCCTCCAGGTCACCGAACAAGACGCGTTCGGGTATTCGTTCGAGCACGCGGTCATACTCGCGTTCCCGCACGACGTTCCGATGCCGGGCAATGTGGTTGTAGGACCAGATGTTCGCGTCCGTCTTGATGTCCACGAGTAGCCCGTCCTCCGGTCCGAACACCACGTCGGGCGCGTGCACGCCCGCGCGAACGAAGTTCATCGTCTGCCGGAAGTCGAGGCCGCGATTCGCCGTCTGCGGCCACGGCCGGCCCTGCAACCGGTCCAGCACCGAGCGTGCGAACACGCGACCCGCGCCAACGACCTCGCCCAGCCGGCCGGGGGTCGCATGCCCGCCGATGTACAGCGCGCGCCGAGTCGCAGGCTCAACCATCGCGCACCCGCGGTTCCCGGCATAGAACGCGGGCCGGCCCGCATCAAACATCCGGCGGTATGCGTCCGCGAGGTTGCTGTCCAGCAGGTCGTCCGAACCCAGAATGACGGTCGCATCCGCGCCGTCGAGCCACGCTTTGCGCACCAAGGCGTTCCACTTGAGTCCCAGCGGCGTGTTCTGGTGCTCGACCCACGTCCCGCCGTGCGCCGCACACAGGGCGCGATGCTCGGGTTCGTCCCCGCCCGCGTAGATCGCCACCTCGTGCCGATCCCAGGTCCGCCGCAGCCGCGCCGCCCCGGCCCACCACACGCGAGCCACGTGGTAACGGCGCCAGAACGGGGTGCAAATCGCGACCCTCACGCGCCCACCACCAGTTTCGGCTTGGGCGGGTCGGGGGTCTCGGGCACGATATATCGGCCGTCAGCGCGTAACTCCTCTTTCTGGACCAGCGCATGGTCGTGCGTGAACTCGAACGTGCCGATGTGTCGAACCTCGTGCGAGAGATCGTGGTCAATGTAAATGTGGCACCCCGCCGTGCGGGCCCATTCGCAGAACCCGGCGTCCTCGCCGTGAATCGCCCACTCGCCCAGGGCATCCCGGCCCCACTGGATCGGGAACCACGGCTCGGGCACCAGGCGAAACACCTCGGTTGCGGTCAGCAGGCAGCCAAACCCGAGAATGTCCACGGCTTCGAGGCCCGTGGACCACGGGTACGTGTAGACGATCTCGCTCTTTTCGGGTGTGGGCCAGCGATGGGCCACGGTCCCGAACGGCATCCGGCGGCCCGCGTAGTTCGCACCCACAATGGGCTTGTTGTGCTGGAGCAGCCGGGCCAGCGCGTCTTTGGGGAACCGCATATCGGCATCCAGCCACAAAATGTGGGTGGCCTCAGTCGCCAGCGCGGTGGCTGCGATGTCGCGCCGTTGCGGCGCGATGAGTGTCCCGGTCACGAAGTAGAGTCGTAAGGACTCAACCACGTCGGGGATCAGGGATGCACCCGTGAACCCCATAAGCCGGGCCAGGTCGTAGGCAAACATCGCCTCGACCTGACCCTTGGCCGGAACACCCACCACGACGCGGTGTTTCATTACGCCGTCACGCTCGACCGCGACGACGCCAGCGCGGTCACGCCGTCGGCGATGTCGGCCGCGATGGCGGTGGATGTCGATTCCTCGGCCACGCCGTAGGCGGCCAGCGCCGCGGCGCTGGCGGCCTGCACCAGCGCGGCGGTCTTGTAGTCTGCCACGACCGCGTAGCGCATCGCGGACGCCGTCCCGGTCGGCGTCCGCGACCACGCGGAACTCAGGGTCGCCTCGAAGCTCGACGCGCCGTTATAGCCGGTGTCGCTGATTTTCGCCGACGTGTTCACGTCGGCCGCGACGTCGGAGTGCGTGATGTAGACGACGCACCCGCACAGGCTCGTGTTCGCGGGCGCGGTCGAGGCCAGCGTGATGCTGCTGGCGGTATACGCCTGCGGTACCCCGGCGTCCAGCACGCCGTTGGGATGCGCGGCGGAGGGATGGTTGATCGTCTCGATAACGAAGCCGGTGTCCAGGAACGCCGTGCCCGCCGGCTGGTCAATAATCTCGACCGTACGGAGAGCCTTGGTGGCCTCCGCCGCGCTGATGGCGACGGCCAGATGCTTCCCGCCGCTGTACGCCGTTGGCAGGCTGTCAATGTTCTCCATCCCGTCCGCGGCGTCGTTGCTGATCTTCACGTCACCCGAGGCCAGCGTGGAGGGCGCGACGAACAGCCCGTCGCTGTCCCGGAGTGGCGGCCGGACGATGGTGGCGGCGACCCCGTACACAATCTCGACCACGTTTGCGTTTGCCATGTGTTGCTCCTCTGTGTACGGCTAAAGACTTCCTTCGTCGTCGAGCGTGGCCCGCGCGCCGGCCGTGAGGCCGGACGCGGCCGCCGCAATGCTACAGGCGAGCGCCACCTTCGCGCCTGCCGTGGACGAATAGGTCCACGTCACCGGGACGCTGCCCGCGCCCGCCTGCTCCGCCTCGCCAGCGGCCAGGTCATGCCCGCTTCCACCCTCCCACCGCTCGGTAACCCCGGTGACTCCGGACCAGGTGCCCGTCACGGCCGAGGTTATCACCGCACTCAGCACAATGGACCCTGCCGTGACGGTCAGCGCCGGGATGCTGACCGTCGCGCCACCGCCGTCTGTCTCGGTGTCGTAATCGCTGTCCTCGGCTGCGCCGGTTGCCGCCCCCACAAGCTGCCAGGCCGCCGCCGTCGTTGAGATAGAGTCGCTCGTGGTGTAGGTCACGTCATACGTACCGGCTTCCGTACCGTTCGGCACGTCCACGTACCACAGCGACATGCGGGCCGGCGACAGGAACTGCTCGTCGATCTGTGTCGCGGCCGCCCCGTTGTACGCCACGTTGCTGATGGTGACGACTATGCTTTCGAGACCAATCGCGATCACAACCTTGCGCGCGACGCC